TAGGTTGATACAATCTCGCTCATCCAGCCTTTTTAGCCTTTCGTCGTTTGACTTCGGCTATCCTTGTTTGGATAAGTGAATGATACAATACGTGTCCTTATTGTTTCCTTAAAAAAGATACATTTTGTGTCAAGAGAGATACGGGAATAAAAATATTTTTATGGTATAATTTTAAAAATTGTTTTAAAAGGCATAAAAATGGAATTTAAAGACCAAATAAAGGCTATCGCGAGCAAGATAGAGGATGTAAAAGGCAAAATCCATACAGAGGAGGCCACAAAAAATGCCCTTATTATGCCATTTATCCAAGCTTTGGGGTATGATGTATTTGACCCAAACGAAGTAGTGCCCGAATTTACGGCTGATCTAGGCATAAAGCAGGGCGAAAAGATAGATTACGCTATTTTTAAAGACGGCGCGCCGATAATTCTAGTGGAGTGCAAAAAGGCCAACGCCGATCTAAACGTTAACAATGAATCGCAGCTCTTTAGATATTTTCACGCCGCATCGGCAAAATTTGCAATACTCACAAACGGCATTATTTACAAATTTTATACCGATCTCGATGAAAAAAATAAAATGGATACTACGCCGTTTTTGAGTTTTAATATCCTAAAGATTAAAGATAACCAAATAACCGAACTTGCTAAATTCCAAAAAGAGGCCTTTAACTCCGATGAAATTTTTAGCGTTGCAAACGTTTTAAAGTTTTCAACTGAATTTAGGCGCGTGATAAACGCCGAGATGTCAGAACCGAGCAAAGATTTTATTAAATTTTTTATCAAAAAAGTGTATACCGGCGTCGTAACCGATAGAATAATAGACCAATTTGCAGGGGCGATAAAAAATACAATCGCACAATACATAACCGATAGCGTAAACGAACGCTTGGATGCTGCCAAGATAGATAAAAGCGGAGATAAACAAGGGTTGGAGATAGGCGATGATCTAAAAATGCCTAAAATCATAACGACTGACGAGGAAATAGAAGCGTTCCATATCGTCCGCGCCATTTTGTGCCAGTCGGTACCGTTAGAGCGCGTAAATTATCGCGATGCACAGTCGTATTTTGCCGTGCTGTTTGATGATAACAACCGCAAGACTATTTGCAGGCTTTATCTAACCGGTAGTAAAAAATACATCGGCATAGTAGATAAAAAGAAAAATGAGGACAAAATTTTAATCAATAGTATTGATGATATTTACAAAAACGGCGAAAAGCTGATTAGCATCGCAAGCTTTTATAACTCTGAGAAATAATTTATTTTTGCCTCCACTCCCACGGCGGGATAGGCTCTTTGTCTCGCCAAAGCCCTAAACCTTGCTTTTTTGCTTGGCTCTCTTGCGCAGTATATTTCTTTGAAAACTTGCGGTACGCCCACGCGTAGCCGTTTGCTACCATTTGGGCGTTTATGTCGGTGCCGCCTAGATACACGGTGCCTATCGTGCGTTTATACCTATCCTTGCCGCTCTCCTCGACTTCTACGACTTCGCCGGCTATCAAATTTGCTAAAAACTGTTTTGACTTTTTGCCGTAGGTTTGTTTCAATTCGGGTGCGTCGATGCCGAATAATCTAACTTTGATTTGTTGTTTGCCTTGAAGTATCGTGATCGTGTCGCCGTCGTGGATAGATATGACTTTGCCGGATATGGCAAAAAGGAGTAGTGGGAGAAAAAGGATTAGTAGGCGCATTTAAAATGGAGTGGCGTCATCATCGTCATAATCATCTATGGCTGGCACAAAAGGCTCAATATACACTGTTTTGCCTAAGAAAAAGCCTATAACATTCGCATCTGGGTATTTTGCTAAGATGGCTGCTTTTGCCGCTTTAAAGTGCCCGCCGCTAGTTAAAACGTCGTCAATTAGTATAATATTATTTTTTGGCGGACTTGACGGCGTGGTTAATATTATATTTTGCAGTAAGGCGTCGGGGCTTCTTTCGCCGCCTCTATGCGCGGCGGGACATTCCTCTTTAACATCTAAACAAAGCTGAATATCGTAATTTGCCGATATTTTGCCAAGCGCTACCGCTGTTTGGTCTAGCCGGTCGTCAAAATTTTGCGATCCTCTAGGCTTTGATGTCGGCATAGGAATAATAGTGCAGACGCGTCCGCCTAGTGCGCCGTGTAGCATATTGGCAAATTGCTTTATCGCCGATATTTTATACCCCCACGAGTTGGTATCCTTATATCTTATGTCTTTTTTGAAGTTCAGTATTAAGGCGTTACCTTTGGACGCAGAATAGCCTTCGCCCGGTAAATAATTCAAAAAATAATAACACCTATCGTCTTGCGAGATATAGGTCGTTTTTGGGTCAGGCACTAGCTTCATAGGCTTACACATTCTAAAAATGCCTTAAAATATCGTCGATCGTATTAACCCTGATGGCCCCGCGCTCCTCGTAACTACGCGGCCATTTTAGCCCGCTCTCAAAGCAAGAATTTAATATAAATAACTTTCTGCGCATTTCCATACAAGCCCTAGCTTGCGTTAGTGTGCCGCTAGTCTCGGATGCCTCTACGATTACGGTAGCGTCCGAAACGGCGGCCATTACCGCGTTGCGCTCTGGGAAGTAGAATTTTTTTGTAGAAAAAGGTTGTTTTGAATATTTGAAAAACGGCACGTGGCTAAGGAGCAGATGCTTTTGGGCTACTTCGTCTTGCAGTGGCTTATTTTCTTTCGGGTAGTATTCGTTTATCGGCGTGCCTATAACGCCTATTAAATGCCCGCCGTGCTTTATCGTAGATTGCATAGCTTCTGTATCAATGCCTGCTGCTAAGCCCGACACTATTACAAACCCCTCTTTTGTTAGCAGCTTCGCTAAGGATCTCGCTCTAGCCCTGCCGTCGTCGGTGGCTTTTCTTGCCCCCACGATAGATATTTTTTTAGGAGCTTCTAGTAGCCCGATGTCGCCCTTGTAATAAAGCCTTTTTATGTATGTTTCTTTTAGCAAGGCGGGGTATTGATAGTTTTCGTCAGTGATAATAGAAAAATTTTTAACTAATTTTTTAAAAAAGGCTTCTATCTCGGCTCGCGTATCTTGCGCATCGAGCGGTTGCGGCGCGTGTTTTAATTCCTCAACCTTTTTTAAACTGCTATTTTGAATACTAGCCCACAATAGCTCATAATTGATAGTTTCTTGGTAAGGATTAATAGCGTCAATAAACATATTTTTACGTCCTCTTAGCTCTTTTTAATAGCTTACAATATACCACAATATACCAAAAGTTTTACTAAAATTTTGCTCCGTATCTTCCCTAAAATCTCTTTGAATTTATGGAGTAGCTACCGACTACTATGAAAAAAGCTTAATATTGAGGTTAAATTTGGCGCGAACGATACCTACAATAATAAGGCTATCAACCTCGTCGCCCTCTAGCTCAATATCTGGATAAAAGCTATTCATTGAACTTAACTTTACATATTTTTTAGGAGGCTTCTTAAAAAATTTCTTGACGTAAATATCGCCATTATAGTTTGCTATTACTACATCCCCATTTTTTGGCTCCGCTTCACGCTCTATGACTACTCTTTCCCCGTCGCCAACAAAAGGCTCCATGCTATCGCCACGCACCTTGACCACATCAATATTGCCATAGTGCGGAATAGATAATACGTTTTCTAAAAATTCTGGGCTTACATCTACTTGTAGCGGTTTTATTTCTGCATTAACTACGCCGTACCCAGCAGAGGCCTCAACGTCTTCATAATAGTTAATCGTGATTAAATTTTTCATTCTTTTAAGTTGCCATTTTTTATTTTTAATATCGTCAGAGAAAAGCTCTGCTATCTCATGGTCTTCCAAAAAAGTATCATCTAGTAGTTTATCAACCGGAATCCCCATGCGATCAGCTAACGCATTATACTGAGCCGTTTCTTTTGGGCTTCTTATGCCGTTGCTCCAGTTGGTTACGGCCGCCCTGGTTACGCCTAACTCTTCAGCAATGTTTTTTGCCGTGTCGCCGCTTTCATTCAAATAGTATTTAAGTATTTCAGCCAATGCCATAGCGTCTCCTTTATGATACTGTTTGTATCATTATACAAGAAAAATAAACACATTTGGTTTCTTTTTAAGAAAATTATAAAGACACGTATTGTATCATTAGCATATGAAAAACTTAAGAGACATAATTAAAAAAAGATTATTGCAAGAGTATGGCAAAACATCAATGCCTAGAAGTGTTATGAATGGCAATAGGAAGCCAAACCCAAATTTTAGAGATCGTAACAGGCGGGTTGTTCCATTTGATAAATGGGGAGAAGAATTCCCCAAATGGCTGTCCGAGCAAGAAGCCAAACAACTCAAAAAGGCTAAAAAATGACCCTCGCCACCCTTTTTTCAGGCATCGGTGCGCCAGAGTTTGCCGCTCGCGAAGTATTTGACGAGGTAGAGACGGTATTTGCCTGCGAAATAGACAAATACGCGCGCCAAAGTTATTTGGCTAATCACGAGATCGACGAAGCGAGATTTTTTGCGGACGTCAAAGAGTTTGATGCTAGGCCTTACGCCGGGCAAATAGATATTTTGATAGGCGGTAGCCCTTGTCAGGACTTCTCAATCGCAGGGCAACGCGCGGGCGAGGACGGAGAAAGAGGCAATCTAATATGGCAATTTTACCGCGTCGTTAGCGAAGCTCGCCCTAAGGTTTTCGTTTATGAAAACGTCAAAGGGTTTTTATCCATAAACGGAGGCAAGAGTTATCAAAGGTTTTTAGACGCCTTGCGAGGGCTAGGCTATCTTTGCCACGCCGAAGCTTTAAACACCAAAGACTACGGCATACCGCAAAATAGAGAACGGCTGTATATAGTGGGGTTTTTGAACGCGGACGAATATCACGCTTTTTCGCTCGCTCCTAAAGCCGGCTGCGGACGGCTGGCTGATTTTTTGAATACGAGCGTAGAGGAAAGATACTTTTTGAGCGATAGGGCTTTGGCGCATTTTCGCGGCAAAAATCCCAAATTTAACGGGGAATTTTGCCCTAAAGACGCAAATGAGAATATCGCCAACACTCTCGCTACAAACCCGGGACACCGCAGGATAGATACTTTTATCAAGGTCGTCGGCGAGCTTGACGCAAAAGGAAACGAGAGCATAAGGCGCATATATGATACCTGCGGAATAGCTCCGACGCTGACTACCAGGCATACGCCAAAAATACTGCAAAAAGCAAGAGGTTTTAATAAAGGATACGAGTTGGAGACCTGCCCTACGATAAGCTCGAGCGGCTTTGAGCGAAACAATCTTTTAAAAGCCGAGCGCATACGCAAGTTAACCCCTAGAGAGTGCTTACGCTTACAAGGTTTCCCCGAGAATTTCAAAATCGTAGTTTCCGATACGCAAACCTACAAGCAGGCCGGCAACGCGATGAGCGTAAACGTCGTAAAAATGATTCTAGAGCGCGTAAAGCTCGCGAAAAATAAAGATTTTAGATTGGGAGCGTGAGATGATCGCCGAAACTTCAATCAAAGCATATCGCACCATAAAGCCTTTTCTAAACGGCAAACGGGCGCAGGTATATGAATGCTTTAAATTGCATCCAAACGGCGCGACAAGGCAAGAAATAGCGCGCTGGTATAAGTTTAAAGAATGCGGCGTATGCGGTCGCGCAAACGAACTGATAGAGCGAGGCTATCTGGTAGTAGTCGGCACAAAAAAAGATGCCGTTACGGGACATAGCGCGGAAATTTTAAAGGCCGTCGAGAGGGTGGCGTGATGAAACTGCTAGCCTTGATTATTTGGATTATTTTAAGCTTTTCGGCGATTTGCCTTTTAGCGTCAGCTGCGTTTGCTTGGCTGGCGGTGGAGAAATTTAAGGGGGATGAGGAATGAATGAGATTTTAACTCTGATAAATCTTTTGGGCGACTACAAGCGCGCTTTGCTTTATGCGTATTTGCAAAACAAAGGCTGGGGCTTGATAGTGTCCGATTACGACATTTTAAACGACCTAAAATTTAGCACGACCGATCTAGCGAAAGCCAGAGGCGAGCTAATGATAAGCGGAGTAATAAAGGTCGAGTATCTGCGGGGCAATACGGCTAGACACAAGATAGGGGGAATGCGATGAAAAAATATTATTGGCTAAAACTACAAAAAGATTTCTTTAAAGACCCGCGGGTAAAAAAGCTTAGGCGTATAGCAGGCGGAGATACCTATACCTGCATATACTTACAGCTTATGCTTTTAAGCCTTGAAACGGGAGGAATTTTAACCCACGAGGGTATAGAGCCGACCTTTGAGGCAGAGCTAAGCTTGATAATAGACGAGGATGAGGACAACATAAGAGTAACCCTAAATTTCCTCTTGTCGCAAGGGCTTTTAGAGCAGTTTGACAATAAGTTTTCTTTAAGTCAAGTAATTAACCTAATAGGCACCGAGAGCGACAGCGCCGAGAGAGTAAGGAAATTAAGAGCCAAGAAAAAAGACGTTGAAGCGTTACAATGTAACGACGAGGTAACAAGCGGTAACGAAAACGTAACGACAGATATAAGAGATAGAGAAAGAAAAAATATAAAAAAAGAAAGTCCGAAAAATCCAAAAAATAAAAACTCGGAAATTCAACACACACCTAAGCAAAACTTCGTTAAGCCTAGTTTGCAAGACCTAGAAAACTACAAGCTAGAAAGAAATTTAAAAATGGACTGCGAAGAGTTTTACGACTACTACGAAAGCAAAGGCTGGGTAATAGGCAAGGCTGCGATGAAAGATTGGCGAAGCGCTATGAGAAACTGGGCTAGAAACGAGGGCAAATTTAATTCGCCGCCGAGAGAACCTCCTAAGCCTAAAAACTATCTGGACGAATACGAAACCCTAGGAGAGCGATAAATGAACGATAACGAACTAATCCACCTTGAGCGAACGTTGCTTTGCTCTATGCTTTTTTGCGACGCTAGATACGAAAAAGAGGAGGTTTACTGGGAAGTAGAGCGCGGAGCGGATTTGGAGCTTTTTAGCGGGCAAAGACGCAAAATAGCCGAGTTTATCAACCAAAACCTAGACAAGGGCTACGAGGCTATCTGGGTTTTGCTAGAAGCTAAGACTAAGGCTGCCCCTCAAAGCGCGGAGCAAAAGGCGTTTACGGAGGAGGTTTGCGAAGTCCTAGGCGCGCCGCAGGTGGTCCACGTAAACACGTTTCGCGCCGTAGCAAACGAGATCAAAGCCGTAAGAGCCGCCAAAGCGGCCTTTAACAAACTAAGGAGCTAATATGAGGGATTTAAACCCCGCCAATTTTAGAAACTCGGACGACTTTTTGGCCGCGGTCGAGGAAAATATCGAAATTTTACTGTCGGTTAAAAACGAACTAATCGGGCTAAAAACCAAAAAGAGCTATCAAACGCTAGAAAGCAGGTTTAAATTCCTAGACGCCCAACCCGCGCTTAGGTTTATCCCTACGGGGCTTGGCTGGCTTGATAGCTATCTAGCCCGGGGCGGGTTTGCCGAGGGAAGCTTTATTAATATCGCCGGGGCTAGCGGAGCGGGTAAGACGTTTTTAATCCTGCAAATTTTGCAAAAACTGGGCGAGAGCGAAAAAGTAGCGTTTTTTAGCTTTGAGATGCACGACAAGGTGCTATACCGCAAGTTAAAATACTCAAAACAAGCTTTTAGAGCCAACACGTATTTTCTGGACGAGAGCGTATTTTTAGACCAAATCGAAGCGGACGTCAAAACGCTAGCTAAAGACTACGGCGTGAAGATATTTGCGATAGATAGCCGTATGAAAATCCAAATCAAAGGGCAAAAGGACGAGTATTTAAAAAATATGGAGATTTCAGCCGTTTTAAGCCGTCTTTGTAGAGAACTGGGCGCGATAATCCTGCTAATAAATCAACGCAGTAACGAAAGCTTGAAAACCGGGCAATTAGGATTAAAAGGCGGTAACGAGCAGGTCTACGATAGCGATATGATCTTTTACGTCGAATACGACAAAGAAACGAACGAGCGGTGGCTAATCTGCGATAAAGACCGCCTAAGCGATAGCGGCAAAAAATGGAAAGTAAAAATCCCCGATTTGTTTAAAAAAGAACCGCGAGAAGTTTATTTTAACGAGGAGCCGGAAAGGGCGGATTTACGATGAAACTCGAATTCAAACCAAACGATAGAGGGAAGTTTTACGACGTGGCGCGGATAGATTTTGAAAGCTGCGAAGTCGTGATACTCGTCGCAGGCGGCAGGGAATGCAAGAGGCTAAGCGAGGGCTGGCTAAGAGTAAAAGGCGACCAAGGGAGGCTATTTTGATAGCAAAATTTAACCGTGCGCCTTTGCCTTTTCAAGGGCAAAAAAGAAATTTCATAAAGCAGTTTAACGAGCTTATCAAAGACGAGTTTAGCCGCTACCGAAACGGGATATTTATCGATGCGTTCGGCGGCTCCGGGCTACTAAGCCACAACATAAAACAGATCTATCCGAACGCTCGAGTAATATACAACGACTATGACGGGTATTGCGAAAAGCTGGCGCATATCGAGGAGACGAACGAGATTCTGCGCGCTATAACCCCTTTTTACGGAAAATACGGCAAAGATAGATCAATAAGCCGCGAGGATAGAGCCTCGATAATGCAAATTTTAGACGACTTCAAAAACAAAGGTTTTTACATCGATTGGCTAACGTTTAGTTCCGTTTTGTTTTACGGCGGGAGCTATGCTCATAACGAAGCCGAATTTAAAAAAGAGAAAAGATTTTTTTCGAGAGCCAAGGGCTCCGTACCGCAGTATAGCGCTAAAGGCTATTTAGAGGGCGTAGAGATAGCCCGCAAAGACGCAATGGAGCTAATAAAAGAATTTGACGGGCAAGAGGTCGTATCGGTTTTGGATCCGCCGTATCTGCAAACGGATAAAACTGGGTATAAATGCTTTTGGGGGCTACGCGACTTTTTAAAGCTGATTAGGCTAGTGCGCGAGCCGTTTATATTTTTTTCAAGCGAAAATAGCGACATATTAGCGTATATCGATGATAGGATAGAAAACGACGGTTGCGGAGTTTTTAAAGATTACAAAATAAAGCAAGCTAAGCTTGGCAACGGCACTAAGTCTAAGCCTGATTATATGATTTACAAAAGCAAGGGAGGGGCGCTGTTTTGATGATACCCAAATACGAAAATACCCTAGCGTATGCGAAAGCGATGGGGCAAGTACCGCTAGAGGATCACGAGATGATGTATTTTGCCGACTGGCTACGGGTAAATAAAATCCCCTTTACGCACGTAGCAAACGAAAGAGTAGCCAGCGTGCAATACAAAAAGAAACTAAAAGCCATGGGTACAAGTGCAGGTTTCCCCGATATGCTCGTATTTTTGCCGAGCAAGATCGTATTTGTCGAGATGAAGCGCGCAAAAAAGAGCCTAAGCAGGGTATCGGACGAGCAAGAGGATTGGGTAGATACTATCAACTGCTACGGATATGCAAAGGCGAAAGTTTGCTACGGCTCGGGCGAGGCGATAGATTTTATCAAGAGTGAGCTAGGGAGAACGCGCTGATTGAAATACGACGTCGATAAATTTTATGCGTTATCGGAGTTTTTTAATGACGACTTCCGTCTTATAGCGTGCGTAATATCGCTAAAGATCGGCATCGAGCCGAAGCGGGCATATAAAGACCTAGAATTTGCCAGATATAAGCCCGAATACCTCGATGTACTAGAGGGCGTGCAGGCGGATTTTAAAACTGATCCGATGAAACCATATAAAGAAGCCGTATTAGCTACAATCCCTAAAACGGACGTTATCTTTAGCCGCGACGACTTCGCAAATATTGAGGCGTATAGCGTATTTGAAAAGTCGTACGACAAAAGCGGCGCAAAGCTAAGAAATAAAACTAAACGCCCGCGTAGGGTTAAAAAAGAACAACTAGAGTTTAAATTTTAAGGGGAGCGGGTGGCGTATAGTTTAGAAAAATGGGAGCGCGCTAAAGCATATTTTGAAAGCGGACAATACACGCTATCGCAGATAAATCAAAAGACGGGCATAAGTATAAGCAAGATAAGCGAAAGAGCTAAAAAGGAAAAATGGGAAAAAGGCAAGAACGCCGACTATATCGAAGCTAAAAAGACGATTGCGGAAAAAAAAGGGAAAGAAAGGGAAAATATTATCTCCGTTTTAGATGAAATAGCCGACGAAAAAACAAAACACCTGCTCTATTTCCAAAACTCCGCCATTAAAAATCAGCAAAAGGCGAACGAGCTTTTAGAATTTGCCGAGGACTTATCCGACCTTGACGCCCACAGTAGAATAACGGCGCGCAATAAAGAAACCGTATTAGGCAAAGAGCCGACGGCGCAGATAACCAACACCAACGCACAACAAAACAATACGCAAATAATCATAAGCAAAGATGAGTAAACTAAAGGTCAAGCTGCTACCGCACCAATACGAGCTATTAGCCGACACAAGCACGAAAATAATCGGCTTAGTCAGCGGTTACGGCGCGGGCAAAACCTACGCTGCGGTTAGAAAGGCCTTGCAGCTGGCGTTTTTAAACCCCGGTTGCGCGGGCGTGATAACCGAGCCTACATACCCGCTTTTGCGCGACATTTTATTTGGTGACTTAGAAAACGCGCTTATTGAGTGGCGCGTGCCGTATAAATTTAATAAATCAAGCGCGGTATTTACTTTGGACGTAAACGGCGCAAAAACGCCTATTTTATGCCGCAGTATGGAAAACTGGGAGCGACTTATCGGTATAAACGCCGCCTGGATTATCTGTGACGAGTTTGATACGTCAAAGACCGAGATCGCACTAAAAGCTTACGAGAAGCTACTGGGGCGTTTAAGAGCCGGCAATACTAGGCAATTTATCATCACCACGACGCCCGAGGGCTTCCGCGCCACGTATCAAATTTTCATAGAAAAAGGCGGCGAGGCTAAACGGCTAATCAAAGCAAAGACCGCCGATAATAAATATCTGCCGCCCGATTTTATCGACACGCTAAAAGAGCAATACCCCGAGAATTTGCTTAAGGCGTATTTAGAGGGCGAATTCGTAAATTTAACTAGCGGCACGGTGTATAGCTATTTTAGCCGCGATACACACGCAAGCACGGAAACCATCAAAGAGGGCGAGACGCTACATATCGGCGCGGACTTTAACGTGGGCGGCTGCATAAACATAGTCTGCGTAGAGCGAGTGGATAAAAACGGCGTAATAACCACGCACGCGGTCGATGAGGGCATAAGTTACGACACCTACGCTATGGCGCAGACGCTAAAAGATAGATACAAGGGGCATAAAATTATTATTTATCCGGATGCTAGCGGGCAGAATAGAAAAACTAGCGCGAGCGAAACGGACGCGCAAATTTTAAGAGGCGCGGGGCATTTAGTATTTGTCAATCACTCAAACCCGAGTATTAAAGACCGCGTAAATTGCGTAAATAATCTATTCGATAAACGCCGCTTGCTCGTAAATGTCGCTAAGTGCCCGAATTTGACAAAGGCGCTAGAACAGCAAGCGTGGGATAATAAAACCCAGCTACCCGAAAAAAGCGACGCCCACCCCGCAAACGATGATTACAATGACGCGCTGGGCTATTTGGTCGCGTATAAATATCCGATAGCTGCGCGAGATTACCAAATCAAGACGGTCGGCTTTTAGTAGTAAAATGCAAAGAAAAAAGGCGCAAAATGGCGGTAAATACAAAACATCCCGAATATTTAAAAAATTTAACCAAGTGGCAATTAATGCGCGATGCTTTGGCGGGCGAGGTGGCAAAAGAAAAATACGTACCTAAATTAAGCGACCAAGAAGCGGAGGAATACAGCGCCTACGTAGGGCGAGCGGAGTTTTACAACGCGACGGCTAGAACGCAGGTTGCGCTAACTGGGCTACTGTTTGCAAAACCGCCTAAAGTAGAGTTGCCCGAAGCGTTAAAGACGATCGGCAAAAATATCAGCTTGGACGACGACACGCTAGGAGCTCTTGCGAAAAATATCGCCGACGAGTGCCTAAGCGTCGGGCGTTGCGGTGTGCTTGTGGATCTGCCTAGCGTTGAAAAGGCGGATTATTCCAAACTTGAAGCCGAAAGGCTAAATTTAAGAGCCTACGCCACGCTTTACAAGGCCGAAAATATCATCAACTGGAAAACCGCGAAAATAAACGGCTCAAACGTTACGTCGCTCGTGGTGCTTGCTGAAACCTACGCCGAGCCGACGCAGGACGAGTTTGTAGATAATATAAAAACGCGCTACCGAGTGCTTGATTTACACGAGGGCTACTACCGCCAAAGAGTATTTAGCGAAACCAAGGCGGGGAATTTTGAAGTAGTAAGCGAGATTTATCCCAGCGCAAACGGGGGAAAGCTTGAATATTTGCCGTTTACGTTTTTTAACGTGAATGATTTAAAAACAGCGGTAGAAAAGCCGCCTTTGCTTGATTTGGCGCGGGTTAATATTAGCCATTTTAGAAGCGAAGTAGATTTAGAGCACGGCACGCACTTTACGGCGCTACCGACTCCTTACGTTACGGGCTATCAGGGCGAAACGGAGGGCAAACTAAAAATAGGCTCGACGGCAGTTTGGGCGATAAATAGCCCCGATGCTAAAGTAGGCTTTTTAGAATTTAGCGGCGCCGGTTTAAGCACGCTTGAGAACCGTATCGCGGTCAAAGAAAAGCGGATGTCGATTTTAGGCGCGCGCCTGCTGCTAGACGAGAAAAAGACGGCCGAGGCTACCGAAACGCTGCAAATGCGAAAGAGCGGCGAAAATGCCGTGCTAACTAGCGTAGCGGCGACGATTAGCGAGGGGATAGTATCGTTTTTAAAAGACATTGCCTTTTTCGAAAATATCGCGGGCGAGGATTTAATATACGAGATAAATACCGACTACAACCTAACTATGATTGAACCGCAGCTATTAGCGCAGATAATAGCAGGCATTCAAAGCGGGGATATTCCAAACGAAGTGCTTTACGATGCGCTCTTAAAGGGCGAGCTAATGCCTGAAACCATCCAAAGCTACGAGGACTATCAGGCTAAACTAGAACAAGCCCGCCCGCAGGTGACGCCGAGCGATGAAGCCGTTTAATCAACTAATAGCCGAGCTAGAGGTGGCGCGCTCGCTTTTGCACGAGCGAATAAAAAACGGGCTAAGTAAAAAGGTAGCTAAATTTTACGACGATATGATCGCGGACTTGCAGGCTCAAATTTTAAAAAAGAAAAACGTAACGAATAATCTAGCCCAAACGATAAGCGACCTCAAACAAAGCCTAAAAACGCCCGATTTACGCAAGGACTTTTTAGCGCTAGCGCAAAACGAGCAAGACCATCTACTAGGCTACAACGAGCTGGCGGGATTTAATTTATTTTCTAGCGTATTGCCCGAGACTAGCATCGAGCGGCTAGTAGACAGTGCGCAACTAGAGGGCGCGACCATCAAAGCTTGGAATAACGGGCTAAACGCCGATCAGAAAAAACGCCTTGAGCGCGAATTAAAAATAGGCGTGAGTTTGGGCGAGACTACGCCGATGTTAGCCCAAAGGATAGCGCAGGCTTTACAAAAAAACAAACGCGACGCTACGGCGATAGCATTAACCGGGGCGGGCGCGGTAGTAAGCGAAATTCGCCAAGCCTTTTTTGAGGCTAACGACGACATCATAAAATGCTACAAATATCAAGCCGTGCTAGATACTCGCACGTCAGAACTATGCAGAGCCTACGACGGGCTAATATGGGATAAGGACTACGAGCCTATCGGGCATAACTTCCCGTTTCGCAAACCGCGCGTAAATACTCACTTTAATTGCCGTAGCACCATAATACCCGTAACTAAAAGCTGGGACGAGCTAGGCATCGAGGGGATGGATAGCGCAAGCGACCGCACTAGGTCGTCTATGAACGGCTACGTGCCGCAGGATATGACGTTTAACGACTGGCTAAAAACCCAAAGCCCCGAAACGATAGAAAAGACGCTAGGTAAAGGCAGAGCCGAGCTATTTATGCAAGGCAAGATCACTATGCGGGATTTGATAACGCAGCAGGGGCGAGTATTGGATTTGGGCGAACTTGCCAAGAAAAAGAAAATTTGGGAATATTCAAAGGAAAGTATTAAGCATTTTGATATACCAAAAGGCATTAAGAGTCGAATAGGGCTTAAGACGGACAAAATACGAGGTAGCTTGGAATATCTATTTAATAAACACCCTGAAATGTTTGACGGTAAAGCGGATATTGTAAATATAATAAAAGATGTTTTTAACGCGCCCGATATTATCAAGCCTGCAGCACGTCGTAGTGGCGGATTCATAATAGCAAAGTCGATAGACGATAAGAAAAAGAAAATGATCGACATCGGCATTTACCCTAATAATGGTGTAATTTTTCACATAAACAAAAGAAAATGGGATGCTGATATGAGAGAATTTAAAAAAGGCAAGCAGTGAGACCGCCCAACCCTCACACGAACGGATACCGCAGAATAACTACGTACCGCACGGGGCGATAATGCGCTTGCTAAGAGCGCTAGGGCATTTCGTTTTCACTCATCCCTTTTGCTTGCCATTATTGTAATTATACCATATTTTCACTGCAAAATTATAAATTTACATCCTTATCGGCGCAAGAAATTTATTTTATACATCGTTTTTGATGTAAATTTTACTCTTGACTTTTTTTTGTTTTTTCGTGCTCTCAAAAAATCCTGCGAAAATGGCAAAATTTGCAAATCCTGCCGGATTGTCTAAATTTGGACTTTTTCAGAATATTTTTTACCAAACCAACCCCGTTTAAAATTTAAGTTACTATTCTATCAAAGGCCGTGCCTTAAATTTAACTCTCGTGGAGGATGAAATGGATATTGAGGAGCTAAAAAAGCAAGTCGGTGATTTGCAAGCAGAAAAAGAAGCGATGAACGCTAAAAACAAAGAGCTTTTAAGC